TGACGCTGGGGCTGCCGACGCCGAAAGGTGAGCAGGGGCAGCCATTCAGCAGTGATCGTGGTCAGCCATGCCCGGCATGTGGCGGAAAGGACCGCTTTTCGATCAACGCCCGCAAACCTGCATGGAATTGTCGGAATTGTGAGCGCGGAGGCACGACAGGCATCAGCCTGGCTGGGCATGTGCTGCACTATGATTTGCAGGGATATGGCTACTTGCAGGCATGCGCCGCCGTCCTGGGATTGAGCGAGGACGACATTCCAGAGACCGATCTTCAGGAATCTGATGAGGAGCGCGCCGCAAGGCAAAAACGGATCGACGAAAGCCGGGAAAAGTCGGAGCGTGATCGGATCGATAGCGAGCAACGGCAGAGCGAATATCGCGATCGCGAGATCGCCAAGGCGCGCGGCATGTATCTCAATGCCACTGTCGGTCCGCACGCCGATGATCGCGAGTTGCGCGAATATCTGTTTCTTCGCACCGGGCGGGTTGTGCCGGATGCCGTTCTTGAATGCCTGCGCTTCTCCGTCCGTATGACCTATTGGCACGGGCAGGACGAGCGCGGCAATCCAATCTCGCACTACGTCGGCTACTCCATGGTAGCGCCGTTCGTCGATCTGACCGGGAAAATCATCGGCTGCCACCTGACATGGACCGATCTGACCCGCGCGCCGAAATTCCGGCCGGATCTAGGCCTCGACGAGAAGGGCGAACCCCTGCCGACGAAGAAGATGCGCGGCGCCAAAAAGGGCGGCCTGATCCCGATCTGCGGCGATATGGCGTCAACCAGATGGGTCGGCGCTGAAGGGATTGAGAACACCGTCTGGGTGGCGGGTTATGAAGGGTTTGATCCTGGAACATTCTATTTCGCGGCGGGTGATCTCGGCAACATGGCCGGCCCGGCCGATCGCAGCGCCGGCAAGAGCCATCGCGTTGTTTTGCCCCATGGCAAGAAGATCCGCGTCCATCCGCATCCGAAGCCGGATCAGGGCCCGACCGAAGCGATGCAGGTTGCCGATCATGTGACCGGCCTCGTCTGGCTCGCGGACGGCGACAGCGAATTCTACTTCACCGCGGCCGCGATGGCGCGTGCGAAAGCGCGCACATCGAGGGCTGGCCGCGATGTCAAAGTCTGGTGGCCTCCGCGCGGCGCGGATTGGGCCAGCTTGAAATGAGGGTTTGAGGGCGTGCTAGATAATCTATCGACTGATATGTCTGCCGGTCTGCGGGAGATCGTGCAGGACGCTCTTCTGCAGCGCGGCGAGTTCGACCCCGAAACCCCACCCGTCTCAGACGAATCGACCGCAACTCTCGACGATGGTGCTCTACCGCCCGACGATGGCGACGGTCTTCGGGAAATCCTCGAATATTGTGCAGGTCTTGACCATTCCGACACGGATAACGGCAAGCGGCTGCTGAAGCACTTCGGCAAGGATCTGCTGGTCGTTTCCCAGGAGAAGGCGAAGACTGCTCTCTATGCCGTCTGGACCGGGACGCACTGGGACATTGCCAACGGCGGCCCGAAGTCGCTCGCAATCGTCCAGCAGCTCGGCGAGCGGATCATGCAGGAGCGGCATTACATCAAGCCGACGAAAAAGGAGCAGGAGAATATCGACGCCGGCAAGGTTGCTGCCGATGCGGAGGAGGCTGGGGAAGAGATCACTGTCGCTATGCGCCGACAGCTCGCGCTTCGAGAAAAGGCGCTGGAGGCGTTTTCCAAGCGTGTGAAGAGGCGTCTCGACCATGCCGTGTCGTCCAAGAACGTCGCGCGCATGAACGCGGCGCTCGCATGCGCCGCGCCACACATCATCCGCTCACCCGACGATTTCAACGCCGATCGGATGAAATTCGCTGTCCATAACGCCACGATCAGCTTTGAACAGAAGATGGAGCGGCAGAAGAACCCGAAGTTCAGCAGCTCGGCCGAGACGCCAAATGTCCCCGAATGGATCGATGTCTGCATCGAGGCCGACGTCAAGCCGAAGAAAGGTCACCACCGCGAGGACCTGATCACGCATGTCGTACCTGTCGATTATCAGCCGAAGGCGAAATGCCCGCGCTGGATGAGATTCCTCGAGACGATGCTGCCAGACGGCGACGTGCGACGTTTGGTGCAGGTCTCGTCGGGGCTAGGCCTTGTCGGCATCACGGTTCAGAAGCTGTTCTTCCACTACGGCGACGGCGCAAACGGCAAGTCGGTCTACATGGAGACGCTCTGCAGGCTGTTAGGCGAGGTCGCCGTCACGCTGCCGGCGACGAGCCTGATCGGCGAAAGCGGATCTTCTGGCGGGGCCTCACCAGACCTGGCGCGCCTGCTCGGCCGAAGGCTGCTGCGCGTCAAGGAATTGCCCGAGGGCGAGGACCTGAAGGAAAATCTCGTCAAGGAACTGACCGGCGGCGAGACGATCACCGCACGCGATCTCTTCGCCGGGTACATGGATTTCGATCCGATCTTCGTGGTTCAGATGAGCGGCAACGGCTATCCCCGCATCACCGGCAATGACGACGGCATCTGGAGGCGCATGGCAGTCGTGCACTGGCCCGTAAAGGTGCCTGAGGCCGAGCGGCGGCCGTTTGACGAGATGATCGCCTATTTCAAGCCGGAATATCCCGGCATCCTCAACTGGCTGATTGAGGGAGTGCGCATCTATTTGCGCGAGGGACTTGTCATTCCTGAAGCCGTGAAGGCTGCAACGCAGGACTATCGCGACGACATGGACCGAACGTCGGCCTTCGTTGCGCGGTGTGTGGTCCGCGACGACGATGCTCCGCCGCTGCAATCGAAGTTCCTTTATGCAGCCTATTGCCGCTTCACGGAGGATGAGGGCGGCAAGCCGATGAATGTGACAGCCTTCGGCCGCGCCATGGCGAAGAAATTCAAGAAGGAGACGTCAGGAAACGTCTTCTATCACGGCATCCGATTGCGCGACGTGCCCGAGCCGCGTCGCGATGATACCGTTCCCGAGCCTCCGCCTGGCCGCTTCGATGACGGTGCGCCGCTTCCGGAGGTCTTTTGATGATCCCCGCAACCCCACCCGTATCCTCGCGAACTCCCCAAATATGGATAGTTCGGATAGTTCTCGGAACGTCTCTGGATAGTTTTGCGAGGGGTTTGGGGAGGAAATTCAATGACTTGGACAGTTCGGATAGTTTTTGCGCGCCTATACGCGTGCGATTTGGTTGGGGTCAGGGGGATTTGAAATGAAAACACAAACGTAATGACGGAAAACTGTCCGGACTAAACAAGCTATTGTTTCTAAACGATAAAACTATCCAATCAACTATCTAGAAACTATCCAAACTATCCGAAGGTGGAATGAGATGAAGAAAGTCACCATTGAAGGACTTCTGAGCTGGGCTTTCACCCAGGAGCTTTGCAAGGTCGGTGCGCCGATGGCTGATTACGTCGGCGTCGGCTTCAGCCAGGCGTGGAGCACGATGAGCGAGGTGGCGATGCTTGGAACGATCGTCGACCGGCAACCGAACATGTATGGTGTGATCCCGAACTTCATCCATGATCTGAAAGAGGCTCATGTCGATGCGCTTGAGGTAGGTGAGGCTGTTCGCGCTCTTGCGCAGCGCGGCGGCTTTGAGATCGGCCAGGGCTGGAACCCGTTTCCCGAATGGGAAGACGAGCGCGGGATAGTCGCCGTAGAAGTTGCGCGGGCAGTCGAGATCCTGAGGCTGAAGGGCGACAGGCTGAGTGGCAAGCATGTCGTCAATCTGGTGACATCGGCAGCAATTCTCGGCCGTGGTCCGGATTGGTCGGCGAAAAAGCCGAATGAGCGCATTGTTATGGCGCGTGGCATGCCTGCATGGTTCGTTGGGAAGAAGGCGCGGGATGCATTTGGCCGCGCGTATACCTATGAGGCCGACGGATTTGACCGCCGCAAGCGTCGGCCGGTGAAGGGCGCCTATCAGAAAGTCGAGCTTTCGGAGCCGATCCTTGCGGCAATTCTGTCTCGCCTGGACTGGCAACTGTGGCAGGACGCGCTGCAGGTGCTGGCAGAGGAGCTTAGAGGGCGCTGCAAATCGCACGAACTGGTGTCATTCGTCCCAGACCGTTCGCCGTGGAGGAGGACAGCAATTTCTACGATCGCCTCGTAACCCTTTGATTTTGGCCGAACAAAAATCTGATTTCGGTCATTGTACTGCGACGGTCGGTTGACATACATTGACGACAGTGAAAAAGGTTAGATGAACCCGTCGGGCGAAAGCCTCGGCGGGTTTCTCGTTTCAGGCCGGATGGAGGCTGTCATGTAACCGATCGAGAGGCGACGGGTAAGATGGCCGCGAACAAAGCCTTCGTCATGGTGTCGTGATCAGTTCTGATGATGCGCCGATGCGCAACATTATTGCGTGAAACATCGATGTTTCACGAGCCTACCCCCCCGGGGTCAAGGGACCGTACCCCTATTTCCGCCGCCTGCGGGCCGGGACGACCCCGCGGGGCGGCCAGTCTGACGGTAAAATCGAAGCCTAAAGTTCTAAAGAGCGGCTAAAGAACTAAAGAACTGCGGTAAAGTCTGGATGCAAGGCGAGGTTTCTAAAGGCGAATTCGCTGCGCTGATCGGTGTCACGCCGGGTCGCGTCAGCCAGTACATCGCCGCCGGCCAGATTAAGGCGTCGTCGCTTGTCGGCAGTGGTCGCAATGCCAAGGTCGATGTCGAGAAGGCGAAAGCTGACCTTCGGTTGACGCTCGACATCTCGCAGCGTCTCGGAAACGGTATCGATACCAATCTGGGCTCCGACGACCCGGCCGACAGGCAGGCAACAGCGATCCAGCAGTCGTCATCTCCGCCAATCCAGATCAGTGGCGTCGAGCACGACATCAAGCAGGCGAAGCTGGAGCAGCTCCGCCGCATCAACCGGAACGGCGCGATCGCTGAGGCGAAAGATCGCGGTCAGTTGATCGAGACCGAGCTTGCGAGAGCTGAGATGGCTCGCGTCGCTGCGAGCATGCTGCAAGTCTTCGAGGGCGGATTGACCGATATCGCCTCCGCGATCACCGCAGAATTCAAGATCCCTCAGCGCGACCTGCTGCACCTGATGCGCAAGCAGTTTCGCATCATCCGCGAACGCGGTGCCCAGCAGATGCGCTCCCACGCTGTCTCGCTGCCGGACACCGTCGAAACCGAACTGGCTGCTGACGATATCGAAAGCCTGAACTGAAATGACGTCAGTCATCGTCGACACGGCCAATGCCGAGCGCATCGGCCACGATGTCCTGGCCGAGATCCTGCAGCCGCCTCCCGAGGTCGACTACCTCGGATGGGCCGAGCGCAATATCGTATTCTCAGATCGCGAAAGTCCCTTTCCCGGTCCATACAACAGGAGCCTGTTTCCCTATTTCGACGAGGTTCTGAAGGCGCTTTCGCCGGATGATCCATGCCGCGTTGTGTCGGTTCGCGCATCTGCGCAGATCGGCAAGACCGTCGTCG